TGATACTTTTAGATACCCCATGTCAATGGAATCTGACGCTCCCGATGTATTGAAAGTTCTTAATGGTACCTCGAGTGCCCTATGTTGGACGGGCTTTTACGCTTGTCACGCCCTAGCTTCGTCTTTAGCGTGGCCAGCTTATGCCTTTTCCATGCGCCAAGAAGAATGGCAATACTTAGCTAATCCTTTACCTGCAGCCAATGAATATCTTAAAAATCATGTTTCCGCCTTTACAAAAACTTTATATTCTACTGAGCTAAACCCTTGGACGGCCATGGTTGCCAAATCTTGTGCCTTTATGTACTCATTCTCCCCGTGCTCTTTCACTTTGATGACTACTGCACAACTTGTCGAACCTCTTTTCCTTGATAATTGCGTTCCATGGCTTGCAAATCCATACCACTCTATGTGGATGGTTAAGTACATCCCTAACTTCATGGTACTGCCTGGTGAAAATGAAGTACCTTCGTGGCCAGATAATCAACCTAAGCCAGTTTTCTCAGCTTCAGAATCATCTCAGCCACGCGTGCGTTTGGCTCGAAACCTGCATTTATTTACAGGACGCGCCTTCGTACAAGATGGAGGTATGATGGCGAATGCCCAATTTTACGCAGCAGCACCACACGCAAGGGGAACGTTTAGAAGCGACCCTGGCGAGGTAGCTGGCGTTCCGCTTTCCATTGGCGTCTGGAACTCTCCTTTTGAGTATGAGTGGCCAACTAACCCAGTTGAATTTGCACCTGTTTATTTAGGTGCGGCTGGAACACTTTTTGGCAACGCTCTGTTGCCAGGTTCGCTACAATCTTATTCTGTTAGAGCCAACCGTATCCGAGCTATTGGCGTTCGTATTAACCAGGCTAACTGGACTTCCGCTGACGCGTTCACCGATATGACACTCGAGAAGCGCCAGGCAGGTGTGGCCATTAGGTATGTCATGCCAGCGCCTTTCAAAGTGGAGCTACCGCCAGTTAACCAGTATACTACTCTCATCTTTACCGATGTAGACACCGGTTACTACCGTAATATGAGTATTGTACAGGGCGCCGCTACCGCTTCTCTTTCGTTAGAAACACCCTCTACTTACACTGCCACAACAGCTGGCTTTGCCGCTGAGTTGGCTAACCACAACGCGCCCAACATTCTCCC